CGCAGAGGTCTAATTTAAATGTTCCAAACTTATCAAATCACTCTTACATTCATTCAGGATAAACGTATCTATTTTGATGTAGAGCACATAGGTGAGCAGCAGGAAGCAGTTGAATTAGACTACTGCGAGTGTAAGGAGTTTTATCCAAAACCAGTTCGTGGAGGATTGCAAGGAATTTACTTGGTGTACTTCCTTTCTTCATCGACTGTTGATTATTTTGAAAGTGGCGAAATCAAAGGATTACAAAGCATAATAGAGCTATCTGAAAGACTATCACAGCATCTGTCAGCAAACGAAAACCGAGTGTTTCATAGTGTTCTTCAGGCAGTGAGAGAGGAGTCTACTAGCAATGGCTTCGAAGGGTACAGATGTCCAAACATTCCTTGAGCATCATGATGCTAAGGATTCAGCAGGTGAGTATGAAGTGAGTGGACAAACACCTATGTCACTCCTTAAGCATGATGAAGCCAAGGTGTATAATATACTTGGCATGACTCCTGCTGATGTAGGTGCAACTCATGCTGGAATGCAGTTTGACTTTGGAGAACTAGAAGCAGAGTTTGCCAGAGTCTGTGTGGATTACCGAAGTGGCCTTAACAAGACTACTAGAAGCTATGCTCTTGAATTTGCTGTCAAAATAATATATGAGGTTGGGCCAGAGTCGCGTCAAGTCAAGAAGGGACAGATGGACAAGAGATGGAAATTCCGATTTGCCATGCCTGGTAAGAAGTTCTCATGTGTGTATGTGGCTTCTTATAAGAATAATGAACCACCGATAGCTCAACCGCGTGTAGACAAGAACATGCTAATCTTAACGATGAAACAAGCTAGCTTGTTGGCACAAGTGACATTCGGTGAAGCTATTAAGATATGCTACACTGATGAGCAAGTCCTGATGTCACCACTGTGTGGTGCCATCTTCTCGAAGCGTGACATAGAGGAAATAAACCGCGTATGTGGGCGTGCTGACAACCCTGATAGTGTCTCGTCGACTCTGAGGACACTTTCTCAAAGCTGCCAAAGCGGTGGGCATTATCTTGAGCATTCTGATTGCACGGTTGCTGTAGTTGCTGCAGTGTGTGCAACCCGGAACATGACAGACCAGAAGACAAGGAACCAGATCATAACAAAGACATATAAGCAGTACATAGGGGCTAACAAGCAGTTCTCTATGGAGATGTATGAGGCCCTATGTCAGTTTGCAACTGGTGGTGTTCCTGCTGATCACTCAGCAAAGAGGCTGGTCGAAATATTCGAGCAGGTTAACAAGCCAATGTCAGTCTTTGCTCTGCATCGTGCCACAGCTCAAACTGCAGTGACAACTAGAACTGATAATGTTCAGATGCCCGGAACATCAAAAGGTACTGGTTCAAAAAACGTGAAGTAACCGAGCTTGATGATTCCTCATTGAGCTCGGTTAGTGACCAACACCTGATACAGGTTGACACTGAGTTTAGTGAATCCGAAGGGTCCGTTGTGCTATATGGCGACAGGCAGGGATTTGACACGAGCTCTTTAGGCGATGATCAGACTGTTAGATTGGAAGATGATAAAAGTTATCAAGACTTGTTGGCATTAGGCAGACCGAGTAATCTATTTGACATTGTAGTTATGGATATTGTCAACATAAGTTCACGTCCGTATCAGAGCGTGTTTGCTGCATTATCATCCTTGTGTGGACAAAGTTCAATGGTTGACAATATAGTGACGAATAGGTATTACTCAGAACGTAAGTGGGAGGGATCAACAGTAGTGATGGACTTCCTTAAAAATCAGTATAGAGATGTGGACAAGTGTACGATTGTATTGCTTGGTTACATTCTTATGACTAAATTTGCCCCGGGACGAGAGCGTTATGTGGATGCCCTATTGTGTGGTAAGTTGTATTATTTAAGAAAACATAGAGTTAATTCAAAGGAGGGGAGTGTTAAGTAATAGTTCATACATTTAATCATTTTTTCATTTAACCAATATGTAAGAGTTTGTATTGTTAATCAATTAGATATCATTATCTACTTTAATGTTTTCTTGTAGGTTAGTTTCAATTTCATCTAGATATAAGTCATAGTCTAAGTTAGGTTTAGGTATAGTTTGTAAGTTTTGCCTCAGCA